TTTTGCCTGTACAACCAGAATACCCGGCGCAAATCTGAAACTGATTGCGCTTTGTAAATGAAAAATCATTTTGAACGTATCGCAACCGGGCTTGATGTTGCACCATTACTGACTGCAATCGACTCCATGCCGGAACTCTGGCGCGAGATCACGCTGAGACAGGAATATCCCAACGGCGCGCACCACGATACAGAAACGATCTTTCTGCGCGGGCCGAAGACACTGACGCCGCAAGACTATTTTTTTGATCTTGGCGCTTGTGATTATCCGGCGATGTCGAAACTTAACAATGTGGTTATACCGTTGTTATTGCCCGTTCTTATCGATCTGGATGTCACCGAACTGGGTCGGATACTCATCGTGAAATTAAATCCAGATGGCGTGGTGGATGCTCATATCGATGAAGGTCTTTATGCCGACCACTTCGCGCGTTTTCATATCGCGCTACAGGGTGAAGAAGGCAGCACGCTCACGGTGGGGGACGAGACACAGCATTTCGCGCCCGGCGAAGCATGGCGGCTGGATCATAAGGTCATTCATTGCGCGGCCAACAATGCAAAAACACCACGTATCCACCTGATCTTCGATGCGGTAACACCACGCTATCCAATGGGAGACATGAATGAACCTGCATGAGCTTGCGCCAACTTATTTCCCGGATGAACAGTTCGATCCAGAATTGGAAAAGATTTACAAGCAGTGCAGTGCCAATTCTCATTTGACCGCGCTGGAAACGATCTTCGAAATGGGCGCTCAAGAAGCAATCAAATACATCGAATTGAATATGGAAGCAATGGAGGCTAGTCATCAACTTGCACTTGATAGTTTGGGCAAGCGACTGGATGAACTGGCAGAAAAACATGAAAACCTGACAGCGCAGATCGCAGCCAGTGCCGCACAAGATTCAGGACATCCGGGTAATGATGCAATCGTTCAACGCGAGGCTGTCGCGCAAGTGATGGGCATGGGCGGTACTTTTGCCAAATGAAATACGAATACTTTGTGTTGTTTCTCATCGCTGTATTCACCATTCTTTTCTGGCTCGTTTTCGCAACCGTTTTTGGAGCAGTTAAATGGTAGATCAAGCCGACATCCAGACCGTCGAAGTCACTTCTGTTGATGACGAATCGAAACAGATGGAGATGATGGCGAAACTTGCGGCGCAACTGCTGACGAAACATTACCTGAATCACGCTTGGGCGGTGGGCTGGGCACCGGGCATGACGCTGGTGATCAAATATCTCGGAGCAGACCAGCGTTATGGCTACACCATCGATGCTGGCAGCGCGCACAGTATTTCAGAATTCGAACATGCGGTTGTAATGGGCGGCGGCGAGTTGCTGGAACGGCTGGGAATGAAACGTGGTGTATGGGATGGTGAATTACCGGGGCAGCAGTATGCCGGAATCAAGGACGTAACATAGGAGACTGACATGGATGAACGCGAAAAGCAAAAAACCTTTAGAAATAAGATCATGAAAATGCTTCCTAAAGGATTTATCAAAAGCACCGCTCAAAAAGAAATCGACTATGAAGAAGGGCAGAGGGCAGCGATAGATCCGGCTCCTGCTGAAGATGGCAAGAACGGCATCAATGCTGGTGAAACAGGCAAGCCGTGGGACGAGACTTTCAAGAAAAATGAGTGATCCGCGTGAAAACGGAGATGGCTGGATCGGCGTTGACCTTGACGGTACTCTTGCCTATTATGATGAGTTCCGTGGAAACGACCATGTAGGTGATCCGATTCAGCCCATGGTACAGCGTGTTCAGCAGTGGTTGGCTGAAGGACGCGATGTACGAATCTTCACGGCTCGGCAACCGCATCCCGCAATTCGCAAATTCTCCCACGACAACTTCGGGAAGATTCTGCCCATCACCAACACAAAAGACTCGCACATGGTCGCGCTCTACGATGACCGCGCGGTGGGCGTTCGCCGGAATGAAGGTGAACCGTTCTCGGAAGACAACGTGAAGCAGATATTTGATGAGGATGAAGAATAATGGCTTCGTTGCTGCCGGACAAAATGAATACCGCGCCGACCGCTCAGAACGGCGGTGTCGCAGGTACGGGGAAGCCAGAATCTTCTGCACCGGACTGGCTATCGCGCGCACAACGCGCGTTTACTTCCAGCACGACTTATGTCGATGCGAATTATCGCAAACAGTGGGAAGACAGTATTCGGGCTTTCAATAACCAGCATCCGACCGATTCAAAGTACAACCAGCCGTCCTACGACAAGAGATCGAAACTGTTCCGGCCAAAGACGCGAACGATTATCCGCAAGAACGAAGCCGCCGCAGCAGCGGCTTTTTTTTCGACCATGGAAGTCACCAGCGTGACTCCGAGCGACCCGAACAATCAGGCAGAGATCGCCAGCGCGGCGATCATGAAAGAATTGCTTCAGTATCGCCTGACAAAAACAATTCCTTGGTATCAGATCGTGCTTGGTGGTCTACAGGACGCCCAAACGACCGGCATCGCGTGCGCGCATGTCTATTGGCAGTATGAAGAGCGCAACCCGGCCAATGTTGCCGAGAACGCAATGGAGACCGTGAAAGAGACTTTGGAGCCGGAAGGCACGGAAGAGTATCCGGTGCAAATACAATTGCCGGAAGGTGCAGTTCAGGCGACTAGCGAGAATGAATTGACGGGTGTAACCGAACAACCTGAAGCGGCAGTCGTTATGACGGAAAGTGAGCCGGAAGTCATAAAAGACCAGCCTGTGATCGATTTGATCCCGGTTGAGAACATCCGCATCGATCCGGGTGCGAACTGGATGGACCCGATTAACACTTCACCTTATGTGATCCATTTGATCCCGATGTATGCCATGGAGGTGAAGGAAAAAATGAGGTCCGGCGAATGGAAAACCATGCCGGACAATCAGATTGCGGCAGCAACTGAAATTACTCCCGATTCCACGCGCATCGCGCGCAACAAGAACAAGGATGATCCTTATACCTCTGCCTCGCGCGACGTGGCAGATTATGAGATCGTCTGGGTTCAGCGGCATATCCACAAGAACAAGGGCGAAGACTGGGAATTCTATATGTTGGGCGACATCGCCTTGCTGACAGAACCGCGCCTGCTGAAAGAAATCATGTTTACCGGCAAGCGTCCCTATGTGATGGGTTGCTGCAACATCGAAACACATAAAGTCATGCCAAGTTCCATTCCGCAACTCTCCAAAGGGTTGCAGGATGAAACAAACGAAGTGGCGAACCAGCGCATCGATAATGTGAAGTTCGTGCTGAACAAAAAATGGTTTGTGAAGCGGGGTAAAGAAGCGGATGTGCAGGGATTGCTGAGAAACGTACCGGGGGGAGTCGTTATGCTAGATGACCCTGCAACTGATGTCAAGGAAGTTACATGGCAAGATGTGACCGCATCCTCGTTTCAGGAACACTCTGCGCTTTCCATGGAAATGGACGAGTTGCTGGGCAACTTTAATCCGGCAGCGTTGATGATTGCCGGGGCGCAAAACTCTCCGGCCAAGAGCATGTCGATGCTCTCCAACAGCCAAGGGACGCTCACTGAATATCTGTTGCGCACCTATGTTGAGACTTTTGTGCAACCTGTCTTGAGACAACTGATGTCACTGGAACAGCAATACGAGACAGATCGGGTCGTGCTGGCCTTTGCGGGAAGACGCTCACAACTCTTTCAGCGCTTTGGCATCGATCAGGTAACGGATGAACTTCTGGAAAACGAACTGACACTCACTGTGAATGTCGGTATGGGTGCGACCGACCCAACCGCAAAACTGAACAAGTTCATCGCTGGAATCACGGCCTATACCGCCGTTATGTCGCGTCCTGTGCCCGGCTTGAATCTACAGGAAGTCGGCAAGGAAATATTCGGTCACTTGGGATATGCGGACGGCGCACGCTTCACTACCAATGACAATCCGCAAGTTCTGCAATTGCAACAACAACTGCAACAGGCTATGGCGCAGATTCAACAACTCACTCTCAAAGCCAAGGACAAAGAGACCGGGCACATGGTCAGCTTGCAGAAGTCGCGTGAGACGAACCAGACCACTCTTGCCAAGACTGCGATACAGGAAGAGAACGAGAACAAACGCGCGATGGCGACACATATGCGTGCCATGGTGGAAGCACAAAGGATGCTCAAATGAACGAAGAAGTCGAAATCCTGCTGGATGTCGCAGTGCTGGGAGAGCAGGTCGATCAGTTCATGAAAAGCGATGTCGGTAAATTCCTTTTGCAGCACGCGGCAGCGCAGGAAGAAGAAGGTCTGGAAGAGTTGAGACGAGTCAAATGCAGCGATACCGATGCGGTATGGCACGCGCAAAACAAAGTGTGGATCGCGGAGAAGTTTCGGGCATGGCTTGGTGATGCGGTGAATGCCGGATTGAAAGCACAGATGATCTTGGAAGATCGGGAAGAATAAACGTAAAGCAAAGTCTCACTAATTGTAAAGCCGCCTTGAGCGGCTTTTTTATTGCCCGGAGAAAACATGAAAAAAGAAATTGATGCGCGAGAAATTGCTCATGTGGCTGCTGCTCTGATGACCAGCGATTGCAAGAGCGCGGTCAAATATCTCGATGACAAAACCATCGTGCGTGCGACGTGGCATAACAAACCAACAGGTAGAGCCAGAAAAGAAACAATGGTCGTGACAATCGGTGCGCCAAACTACCGCGAGGTGAAATTTATCAATCGCCTGAAGAAAGCAAATGAACCATTCCCGGTCAAAAAAATCCAGTTGAAGTCCTATCCAGTTAAGGCCGCGTAAAGCGGCTTTTTTTATTCCAAGGAGCAAAAAAATGCCAAAAGAAGACGACAAGAAATCCGGTGATGCTTCCGAAAATGATGATGTCGTAGGGACAGGTAACGATGCCCGCCTGAAAATGCTTGCGCAGATCAACGACCAGAATGATGCGCAGCTAGCGGAAGGCGGCGATCTGGCCGATGTGAATGATGACGGCACGACTACCATTTTCAAGGCAGATGAAAATCTGACCGATGAAGAGATTACCGCGCGGGAACTTGCACGCGCAGAAGAAGAAGCGAATGCAACTGTTGAAGAACATCACGAAGAAATCAAACACAAGATCAAGGTCAACGGCAAGGAACTGGAACTTTCAACACAGGAACTAATCGACCGCGCCCAAAAAGTTGAGGCGGCAGATGAGTATCTGAAGGAAGCAGCCGGGAAATTGCGCGAAGCCGAAGCAGCAAAACCAGCAGCAAAACCGCAACCATCCGTTGAGGACGTTGTGGCGAAAGCCGTTGAAGAACGGAGAGCGCTCGTCCGCGCTATACAAATGGGCACTGAAGATGAAGCGATGGAAGCTATCGAAAAGTTGCAGGGCAGAAATGTTCCATCCGTTAGCGCGGACGACGTGGCTCGAACTGTTGATGAGCGTCTTACCTTCAATGATGCGGTAGCGCGGTTTCAAACCGAATACAAGGATTTGGCTGAAGACCCCGTGCTTCTGAATATCGTCTTGCAACGTGACAAGGATTTGATCGCGCAAGGCGACAAACGGACGTACTGGGAACGCTATGAGGACATCGGCAAAAATGTGCGGACATGGAGAGAATCCATCGCCAAGCCCGCCGAAAAAGCCGAAACCAAAAAACCAGAATCGGAAAAGCAAGCCCGCAAAGCATCGGCACCGACTGTTCCGCAAGGTGCAGGCACCAAGGCCCCTGCGGCAGTCGATGAGGAAGATAAAGAGGAATCCGTTAGCGAGGTTATTTCCGCGATGGCAAAAAAACGCGGTGGCCCGCAATGGCTCCGTAGTTAATCAACAATAAGGAGTAACGATCATGGCCGGTCAAGTATGGGCAGTAAACAGTTTGGGTGGTTATATGTACAGCCGCCAACTGTCGAACGTCCTTCGGATGGCAGTGCAGCCTTTGGTCAAGTTTCGTCAATTCAGCGACGTGCGTGACGCATCGCAGCAAGGCAAGAAGAAGGGCGATATTTTCACATGGGACGTATTCTCCGATGTGGCGAATCCGGGCGGTGTATTGACTGAAACCAATACCATGCCGGAAACGAACTTCACCATCGTTCAGGGTACGCTGACTATCACCGAGGCGGGCAATAGCGTGCCGTATTCCGGCAAGCTGGACAATCTGTCCAAGTTCCCGGTGATGGAACTGATCCAGAAGGTCTTGAAGAACGATGCAGTTAAAACGTTCGACAGACTGGCTTGGACCCAATTCAACCAATGCGCTCTGCGCGTGATCCCCGTTGCTGGCACCGACACTGCCGCCATTACGCTGTACACCAATGGCACTGTGACCGGCACCAACACCATCGCGTACAACAACGCACATGCCAAAGCCATCGTGGATACGATGAAAGAGCGCAACATCCCCGCCTATCTGGGGGATGACTACTACTCCCTGTCGTGGCCCACCACTCTGCGCGGGTTCAAAAACAACTTGGAAACCATCCACCAGTATTCGGATACCGGCTTCAAGTTGATCATGAACGGCGAGATCGGGAGGTATGAAAACGTGCGTTACATCGAACAGACCAACATCGCCAAAGGTATCGGTACTACTGGTATCGCAACAGGCACGACTGGTGGTGACATGACAGCATGGTCGCAAGGAAAATCTGACTGGATTTTCTTCTTCGGCAACGACACGGTGGCGGAAGCTATCGCCGTGCCGGAAGAAATGCGCGGGAAGATTCCGAGCGATTACGGTCGCAGCAAGGGTGTCGCTTGGTACTACTTGGGCGGCTTCGGCATTGTTCATACTCTGGCGGCTAACTGCCGGATTATGAAATGGGACAGCCTCGTATAAAGGAGAGTGATCATGAGTCAAAAAAGTATGGTTTATGACCATCCCGCATACACGGTTCGTATGTGCCATTCGTTTGGTGCAAATACGGCGGGAGCGTCCTCGGTAACAGCCAAGTTCGTTGCATTCACCGCTATGCATTTGTTCTCGATTAACGCCACGTCTTTTGCAGTGGGTACATCGACCTACACGGCATGGAACGGAACTGCAACGGTTACGGCAACGGGTACTGGCGACTCCATCTGGGGTCTCAGGGTATCGGGTACTACGGTCAGCACTTATGGTCCGTATGCTTTGAGTGCGATTGCTGGTGGCTTCAGCCGCATCCAGATCAGCGGTACAGGTATTGGCTCATCCACCGCAGATGGAGGTATTGCGCTTGCAGCAGGCGACACTTTCAACTTGGTGCGCGGAACCGATGCTACTGCGGTTGAAGTGACGGCCATTGAGTACAGCATCGATGCAAACGCATCGGTCAGTGCATAAGGAGAAATATCATGGCAAACGGCAAAAGTATTGGTAGCAAAGACAATCCTGCGGCCCCGATCACCGGGTTGGCAGGTATCCGCGCCGACATCGGTGAAAAAAGCGGTTTTGAAACCAGCGGATATTTGGACAAGAAAGGCACTTCCTACGGGGAGAACGCCAAGTTCAACTATCTGCCGCCCGGCATGGAAATCGACAATCAGCAAATAGTCGAAATCAACGCTATGCCATTCAAGAAGGTAGTCGAAGAAAGCTACCCCGGCGATGGTTGGGAACCGAAACCCAGTGTCAGTGTGGGTTAAGTTGTCCATTAAACGGCCTCTTCGGAGGCCGTTTTTTTGGCATCAACATGCATGGCGATTAGTCGAAAGACCGAAACAGTAGGCTGGATACACTCCGATAGTTTTTGATGTCGGATGTCCTCGGAAAGCCAGTTAGTTGCCATACCTGTTGGTGTCAGCAAGGAGAAAAATCATGAAGGGACTACAAGAGAAATTCCAAACGATTCTTCCTCCCCAGCCGGACGAAGATGACGGCACGGAATGGAAGACGTTTGAATCGCAACGCAGAACATATGAACCGGGTGCAAAGCATGAGAACAATGCGCGCGAGGGCGATGAAGCGGACGGCAAGTTCAACGAACTGCCGCCCAACATGCAACTGCAAAACCAGAACGTCATGATGCGCGAAGTCGCGGGCTGTACGGACTTTTCATACGACACGAATCCAGAAGCGCTGGACAAAGGTTTTACCCGCCGCAAGATGAATGGATCGGACGATCTCTACACAGGAGAGCACATCGATCATTTTTACGGCGAAGCGACTGATGAAGAGGGTAAGACGGGTTTTGTTGAAAGGAACAACTACTTGGACAGAATCTAGGAGCCGAACCATGAAATTTGACTTCAAACAACCCTACGGAATCATCACCGGCCATTCGTGGGCACGCTATGAACAAAATGGTGTGTTATTTGACGCATTGGGTCATGAGCCTTTTAGTGATGAAATAGTTATTGAAGATGATCCTTATAAGGAGAGCGAAGTTGCGCCGGTCATCAACAACCATCAAAAAGACTTCGCGCTGGATAACGCACAAGCCTTCCTGAAGAACGTTCTGGCCGAAGGTCCAATATCAAGATCGTCGATATTCAAGGAAGCGTCAAACAATAACCAGAATTGGGAAAAAGTGAAGACGGCTTTTGCAGACTTGGGTGGTGAAGTGTTCACGCGCAAGAATATCATTCACTGGAAACTGAAAGCAGAGTGATGGATGCGCCAGCCTCTATTGTTGGCGAATCTATCATTGAAGGCTTGATCGATTTAGCACGCAAAACACCGGCAGGTTGCTTCGTGGAGGTCGGCGTTTATAAGGGCGGCACGGGTTGGCACCTCGCTAAACTTGCAGAAAAACAGAAGCGAGAAGTCTTTCTGTTCGATACTTTCACCGGGCTTCCCTACAAAGGCCCGTTTGATCCTATGACGACGGGCACTTTCAACGATACGTCATTCGATGAAGTTAAACGCATCATCCCTTATGCACAAGTGATTCAGGGCATCTTCCCGCAAAGCGTAGAGGAACAGAATATCTCTCTGCCACCCGTTGCATTTGTCCATCTTGATTGCGATCAATACCAATCGATCAAAGAATCTGCGCAGTTTCTTACACCCATGATGGTGTCGGGCGGCGTGATGTGGTTTGACGATTACAACTGCCTTGAAGGAGCAACAATGGCAGTGGACGAACTATTTCGCGGGCGAATCGAGACGAGTTTTGTAGGCAAAGTATTCGTGAGGTTCTGATATGTCCAACAAGATTAAATTTGATACGGACAGGGCTTAATCATGACTGATCCGTTATCAGCCTACATCCATAGAAGTTGGTTGGTGGATGCCGATGGTGGACATCCAGAGGGTGTCAATAAAGTAGCGATCTATTACTGGGATACGATTGGTCTGACGTGGGTAAAAGCGACAGGTGGAGCAATCCCCGGCGCAAATGTCAACGTAACCAACTTTCCAGCGAACTATACCGTTCTGCAAGGAACTTCCCCTTGGGTTGATAATATCTCGCAATGGGGTGGTATTGCCACTTCACTAGGACAGAAGACAATGGCCTCATCCGTGCCTGTCACTCTGGCTTCAGATCAATCCACTGTCTCTGCTGCAAATGCAACAACGCTTGCAACTGACAATACGATTCTCACAAAATCGATATTGACTGGCGCAGCGGTAGATGGCAGCGGATATGTCAATGTTCAGACGACCACGGATGGCGGCATAGTCATCAACCAGAATACGGTTGTTGATTCAGCAAATAGTACAACAACCAATCTTGCAGGAGGCGCTACTTTTGTTGGACCTTGGATTCCAGACTTAAACTATACCGCCGTTCAATATACGATCAAAGCAGATCAAAACTGCACGATCTATATAGAGCAAAGTCCTGACGGAACGAACCCGGATATATCAGACGTATTCAATTTCTTCGCTCCAACAGGAACGGGCAACACCATTCAACTGGTGGCATCTTATTACAGGGCGCGTATTACGAACACAAGTCCCAATACCACGACCTATTTGCGTTTTCAGATAATAAAAGTTCCTTTTGTGCCTTCTCTTCCGCGCAGTTTGGATACCGAAGGACATTTGCAAACACATTCATTTGGATTTCAAGATAAACGGGGAGTCGAACAATATCTTGCGCCCAATGGTGAAGTAATTTCCATTCCTTTATACAAGTTGGTTGGCGATTCGTTCATACAATCCACTCTTGATCTCGGTATGTGGATACCGAATATTGGAACTGGTGGAACCGTATCTTGCTCCGGTGGACATTTGAAAATGCTCACGGGTACGACAGCAAACAATACCGTTTCATGTATATCCATTCGTTCCGCAAGATTTTCAGGACTTGCGCCAAACAAAACGAGACAAGTTGTTCAATTCCCCGATACCGGAACGCTGAATAATGTAAGGCAATGGGGAGTTGTGGATATTGCGGGTCTTAACGGCGCATTCTTTGAATTGAATGGAACAACATTCAGATGTGTTTTGCGCAAAGCCGGTACTGATACTCAAATCAATAATGGTTCGTTCAACGGGCTATGGGGTCTTTCATTTAACGTTGGAACAAATTCCCATTTCTACGAAATCATTTATCAGCCCCGACAGGTAATTTTCGTTGCTGACAACATTGTCATTCATACACATTCCGCTGCTGCAACACCGTGGTCCGAGAATTTGCACTTGACCACTTGGCTCAAAAATATAAACAGCGGTGGCTCTACAACCAATGTCGAGATGTATTGTCGGATTGCAACGATTGCCCGTTTTGGTATTCCAGAAAGTGCAAAAATCACCGTATTCCAAGCTGGATTGATTGCCGCAAGGATTCTGAAATACGAACCGGGCGTTCTGCATTCGGCAACATTTTCTGGAATTGCGAATAACGCTCAGGTTATTTTTTACGACAACACTGCCGCGTCTGGAGCAATCATATTTGATACCGGCGTGATGCCTCCTAACGCCACTCCATTCACATTGGATTTTGGCGACGGTACTTTCAGTATCGGTCTGACAATTGCCGTGGTGGGTGCAGCCTGCAATGTGCAAGTTTCTTTTGACTAAGGACGAATAATGGAAACAAGTATAGCCAGAGTAATCATCTCACGGCATTGGGATAACCCAGAGATCATAGTTTGTATCGATGCTGAAAAGATCGAAGTCATGATGTCGGTGCAAGATTTTTGCAAAGCACTCGTCGCAGAAATTCAGCATCCAATTTTCATACAGACACGCAACGGACTGGAAGATCAATGTTTAAAAATGATCGATACCGTATTAAATAAAGCCAAAGAATCTACTCGATACGTTTAAGGGGGAAACATGGTCTGGGACATCAAAGCACCGTACAAAGCCGAATCAAAAAAAATCGTTTGGGATGTTGCACCTTATTTGAAAGGTCGTGGTCTGGACGTGGGCGCGGGTGATTTCAAGGTGCTTCCCCATGCCATCTCCGTGGACAACATGAACCATGCGCAATTCGGTTTTTCAGTACGTCCCGATGTGTTGGTGAAATCGGCGGATGACTTGAGTGTATTTGCCTCTCAGTCCATGGACTTTGTGTATAGCTCGCATTTGCTGGAGCATATGGAAGACCCGGAGAAGGCGCTGAAGGAATGGTGGCGCGTGGTTAAAACCAAGGGTCGCATGATCCTTTATCTACCACACGAAGATTTGTATCCGAAAATGGGCGAAGAAGGTGCGAACCCGGATCACAAGCACAACCTGAATGAAGACATGGTGAAGCGCTGGATGTACAAGATCGGCTTCTGGGATTTGGAGGTGTGCGAACAACGCAACGAGGACGATGAGTATTCTTTCCTGATGGTATTCCGCAAGCTGGAAAGGGCGAACCGGCGCAGCGAATACCCAGACAGCTATCTTGATCCCAAGCCGGAAAAGACCGCCTTGGTGGTGCGCTACGGTGCTTATGGCGACTTGATGATGGCTTCAAGTGTGTGGACTGGTCTGAAGAAGCAGGGCTATCACGTCACCGTCTTCGCCTCACCACCCGGTTCGGATGTGATCACTGAAGACCCGAACATCGACAAGTTGGTTTTGTTTGATGTGGATCAGGTGCCGAATGCTAATCTGGGCGACTTTTGGGGTGTGCAGAAAAAGAAGTTCGACAAATTCGTGAACCTGTGCGAGTCGGTGGAAGGAACATTCCTTGCCTTGTCGAATCGCGCCCAACACCAGTGGTCTCCTATCCTGCGCCACAAGATGATGAACGGAAACTATCTACAGTTCCAGCATGAACTAGGCGGCGTACCCCATGATCCTCAGATTAAGTTTTTTGCGACTGTTGAAGAAAAAAGATGGGCGGAAGAGACCCGCCACAAGATGAAGGCCGATCTGGTCATTATGTGGTCTTTGGCCGGAAGTAGCGTTCATAAAACATGGTCTGGGTTGGACAATATTATCGCCAGCATCATGATCGAGTTTCCAAGCGCGCATGTTGTTCTTGTGGGTGGTCATGATTGCCAGATTCTTGAGGCAGGATGGGAAAACGAGCCTCGCGTCCACAAGATGTCCGGCGTGTGGAAAATGCGGCAGACATTGGCCTTCCTTGAGCAGTGCGATCTGATCATCGGGCCTGAGACTGGCGTGTTGAATGCCGCTTCATGCATGGATGTGAGCAAAGTCTGTTTCCTGTCGCACAGTTCCTACGAGAACCTTACCCGCGACTGGAAAAACGTGATTGCCATTGCCAGCGAAAAGACTTCCTGCCCCGGTCGCGGCGAGAACGAAGCGCCTGCGTGCCATCAACTCCATTATGGTTGGGCGCATTGCAAGAAGGACGAGAAGACCGGAACCGCGCAATGTCAGGCGGATATTTCCGTGGAAGAAGTCTGGAACCATGTGGACTGGTGTTTGCAGGCTTTGAGTGCGCAGAAAAAGGTGGCGTAAGTGACTACTTCCGGCTCTTTCAGTTTCACGGTCAACCGTGATCAGACCATTCGGCAATCGATGCTGAACATCGGCAAGTTGGATGAACTGGAGAACCCGACTGCGCAGGATATTACCGACTGCAACTTGATGTTGAATATGCTCATCAAACAATGGATGGGCAGAACAGACTTT